CAAAGCGCACCGGCACATGAAACTGCCCGCCCCACGTCAAAACCGCGCCTAAGACCGGAGCCACATCAAAGGTGACAAGGCCGGTGGCGGCATCCAGTGTCCAGCCAGCGGGCGTATCCACGCCATCCACCCCGATCAGGATGGTCCCAAACGGCTTTTTAATATCGCGGCGCATATCGGGTGCGCCTGCGAGGCTGTAGGTCTTTACGAGCTGGAAGCTGGTGGCCACGCCATCACCGGTGCCTAGTGCTTGGTCCAAATGACTGGGGATCGAGAGCGGGGAGCCACTTTGGAAGTCCGTTGGGTCGAGATAGCGAAACCCGTAAAGCCGCCCATGCGCGACGTGATATAGATTGAGCACCTGATAAAGCTCGTCACGGGTGCGCACGCCCCATTTGGCATCATACATCCGCAGCGGCGATGACCATGTCGTCACGCGCTCCTCAAAGCCCGAGGCCAACGTGGCCACATCCGCAGGCCAATCCGGCCCACCCGTGGAGCCTTCGGAAATTTCTGTGGGGAAAATCACCGTGTCCAGAAACGCGCTCATGAGTGCCTCCCGAGGCTGCCCATCAGGCGGTTGGCGGCCCGCGCGGTGGTGGCGCGGCTTTCCGCAAATGATTTTGGATTGTCGGTCTGAATGGACCAGAAATTGTTAACCACGCCCGAACCGGCCGTAGTGCGGCTGTCTGCCGCAAAACTGGCAGATTGGCTCGCGGTTGGACGAGAGGAGGCGATCCCGCCAAAAGCCCCGCCGTTGGCAAAGGGCTGGATAGCCGCGCCGAGCTTGCCGGATTTAAGACGGGTGAGCGGCAGCGCGGTTTCACGGTCGCCGATTTGCACGCCAATCCCGTCGCCGAAGCTGTGCTCCAGCGGCACCACGCCCTCGCGGCCCGCCTCGCCCATTACTCCGAGCTGACCGTTGCCAAAGCCAAAAAGCGTCGGGCTGTCAAATATATCACCATTCGCGAACTTGAAAATACTGCCGAAGAAATCCGAAAGCCCGCCCCCGATTGCGCCGCCACCCGCACTGCCAGAACTACCAAAAAGCGCGTCTATCAAGCTATCACCGGCCATGCTGGTGAGCTTGGAACCCAGATCAAAGAGCACGTTAAGAAGAATATCCACCGCGCTGGTGCCTTGGCGGGCACCCTCGACAATCATATCAAAAATGCTGCGCGCCCCGTCCCGCCAGTTATCAAGCTGGGAAATGTGCTGATCAAGCGCGTCACGCTCTTCGTTGCGGGTTTCGATCAGCGCTCGGACCGCCTCCGTTTCGGCTTCGGTTGCACCTTTGAGCTGCCCGCGTAGCTTGAGCATTTCCTGATTGACCGGGTCCAACTCACCCAGCAGGTCGATTTCGAGCTGCAAACCGTCGGTTAGTTTTTTCAGCGCCGCAGCCTGTTTGTCAGCGGTGCTGGAGGCGCGGCCACCCCCGCCAGTTGGGCGCATCGGTGTGTTGCGAGGGCGGTTGCGGGGGTCTACTGTCAGCGGCATGTTCATCAGCGCTTCTTCATCAGCGAACCGCCGTGAAAACAAAAAGCTCTCTGCTTGTGCATTTTGGAACGCCGCTGCCAAGCGCTCACCTTGGCCCGAAACACGGCTCATCACCTGTTCCAAAACGCCCGCCTCGATGGCCATCTCATCGAGGCCGGAGATTACCGCTGTCGCGACCGGTCCGGAAAACCGCTCGGCCTCCATCCGCGCCGTCGCCAGTTTTTCGACCAGATCGTCGGGCCCTTTTGCGTCACCAATGGCATTCAGCGAGGTCAGAAGGTTTTCGTTCTCGGTGCTTAAACTAAGCGCGAGGCCTACATTCTCGGAAATTAGCTCTTTATGCCGCTCTAATACTGACGTTGGCAGAGCAGCCGCCAAATCCGTATTGTAAACTAAAGGTATAATGTCGGAAAGCAGCCGTGTTTGATCAATCACATCGTCGATCGTGTCGCGCACTGGGGCCATCGCCCGATCAAACCGCTCGGCCTTCAGCGCCTCCAGCAAGGATTCCACTGCGGCGGCGCTCCCCCCGAAGGCCTCCACCAAGCCTTCACGCATTTGCGTAGTGACTTCCCCGCTGACCGTATTGAGCGCCGCTAAAGACTCGCTCAGTAAAATGACCTTGTCATCTGTCTTCTCGGCTGCATCAGCGGTGGCCGACATCATATTGTATACTGTTATACCAACAGCCGCCACGGCACCCATAACCGACCCGAGTATCCCAAAGCCGCCTAGAAGCTGTGGTAATTGCTGCCCGACCGCCCGCATCGTATCCACGCCTCCGCCCATCTGAACAGCAAGGTCGGCAAACTGGTATGAACTGTTTTGGACGGCAAGGCCCATGCGCCGCTGCGAGGACACACCGCTCGACATCCGGCGCGACATCTGGCCCTGGGCGAGGGCCCCATTCTTTGTAGCAGCGGTATATTGCTGCATCATCTTGGTTGCTTCAGCTTGTGTGACCACGCCTTCACGCACTGACTTGGTGAGCAAGTCCTGCGTGCGTTTCAGGTTCAGCTCTGCCCGAAAAACCGGATCAATTGACGCCTTCAGCTGCTTGAAGCTACGGCTGGCTTCCGCGTTGGCAGCATCGGTGGTATTGCCGAATTTCCGCGTCTTTTCCGTCAGCTGGGAGACCTCCCGCTGGGCATCAGACGTGTCACCCGAAATCACCATGCCAACATTAAGCGCCATTATTGTCCCTCATTTAGCGCATTGAGCGCCGCTATTTCCATGTGGCGAAATCCGGCCCAATCTTCCGGGCTAAGGTCCAGCCCTTCCATTTTCAGCCCGGCGCAAACGCCCGCATAATCAAAGCCGATGCGCCCGCCACCACTCATGCCCACAGCCACCCGCCACTGGGTGGCACTGGCAAGAAAGGCGCGGGCGGCGTTCCAGTTTTCCGGCCATATGCCAAATCTCTCATCGCGCTCTTTGTCGGCGATAAAACCCGCAATCACCTCGGGCGGCGCGCCCATCCGCTCAAGGTCAGCCAGCGCCTCGGTATGGTCAGCTGACCCGCCAAGGGCCCAGTGCCGCGCCGCCTCGGTTAGTTTTTTACCCGCGCCTCATTCAGCGCCGTGCGATAGCCATCCAGAACGGCGGTGAACACAAAAGGCACATCAAGCAACTGGCGCGCCAGATCATTATTCCACTCCAGCACCTCGTCATCTTCACCGATTACGCCGTCCATGCGGTGCACAATTTTACGCACGTAGGCCTTCATGCCATCGCGGTCGCCCTCCAAAAGCTCCTCGGTCTCGGATATCGGCAGGGCAATATATGTCACGTCGATGGTTTGTTTTTCAAAGCCACCATCCACAGGCACTTTGATGGTGACTTCATGCTTGAAGGTGGCAGGAACGAGTTTGAACATATGGAATATCCTTATGTGAGAGTGACGGTGAACTGGTCATTGCCGGCGCCGGAATTGGGCAGCGGCTTCATTTTCAGCGGCCATTCCAGAATTTTCTGGCTGTTTTCGTAGCCGGAAAGCCGCGCCATTTGGCAATTCGGCGCGGCGATTGCCGTTGTCAGCCCCGCCGCTGTCCCGTGGGTGATATTGACCGCAAGGCGCTTGTTCGGATCATTTGCCATGGTGAACGGGTCAAGCACATCCAGCGGCACAGCTTCAACCTTCGCCGAAATAGCCTCGTTTCGATCCACAATGATTATGGTTTCACGGTTGATCAGCAAGCGCTGCTGGACATCGTTCCCCAGATCAAAGGCAAAGGCGCTCAGCACCATAGACACGCCGTCAACGGTGAACACAGGCGTGTTGGTGGTGGTTGCCACCAGCGCCGCCTTGAAGGCGGTATAGTCAGTCACCGGCACCGCAAGCTCGGTTGGCACCGCGAATGTGCCGGTCAGCGTGAATTTAAGCACCGGAATTTTCTGGGCATTGATCTCGATCGAGCCCGTGCCCCGGCAGCCCAGCATCACATGGCGCGTGCCCCCGATCCAGAAATAAATAGCCACACTGTCCATGCCAGAGCTGATCGGGTTATAGGTGACAGACGTTGCCGCCACAATCACCTCGGCCATGCCAAGGGCGCGCATAATCGGGGCCCATGCGGGCGCGGTGCCAGCGGTGCCGGAACCAACCAGCTCCACTTCGCCGGACAGTTTGGAATAGAGCCCAACGGGAATTTCACTCTGCCCGCCAAGATAGGCGCGCTCGAAATCGCGGGTCTCGCTGGAGCCTTCCATCGGGTTGAAAGCCACATTCTTCAGCTCGATTGCATTGGCCGCGCCCGTGGGGGCCGGGTCGACGCCATACGTTGCCTCCAGCTTGGCCAGCACCACTTTTGAATCCCATTTGATTGGCTCGGGCATCACTTATTCCCCTTTTTGGTTGCGGGCGGCTTGACCGGCGCTGGTTTTTTGGCGCTCGGGTCTGGCTGCGCGGTCGCATTTTGCAGCGCCAGCTTGCCGGTTTTTGGGTCGCGGATGTAGCTTCCGCCGGTGTGTGGATGTTTCATGCTCAGATCCTCAAATAGTCATCGGTGGTAAAATCCACCTGCAATGTGATTGTGCCTTTGGTCATGCTTTTCAGCGCTGCGCGACGCAGGCTAAGAGCCTCAAAAGCCCCCGCCGCCTGCCACCCTGCAAGCGCCTGAATGACGGCATCGCGCAGCACGTTGATTTTGGGCAGGCCCTTGGCCCCGGTGGCGTCATTGGCAACCGTCAGGACAATCACCACGCCGAATGTCTCGGTATAAAGCTGGCGATGCACGCCGGTGGCGGTGTCTGCTGGCTTGGCAACAATGCCGAGTGGCAGCACATAAGCGCTCGGGGTGCGGTTGGGCGCGCGGCCAGCCTTGACCAGCGCCGCCAACTCGGCCGCCCCTTCAACCCGCCCCTGAAATTCCGCAACAGCAGCCTTCAGGCGGGTGATGAGATCATCAATTTGCACGGCCAATCTCCCCCAAAGCGTTCGAAAGAAAATCATCAGCGATGCGCTCGATCTCGGCCTCGTCCTCGTCATTCAGCCCAATGAAGGGGCGCGCGGGAATAGTAACGGACTGGACAGTGATGAACCCAATGCCCGGAATGCTGAATCGCAACGCGTCGGCGGATTTCGGGGTAATGGTTGCGCCAAACTGGTGCGTGCCCGCGTAATCCATATTCGTGCCCCACTCCACCTGATCGGTGGCGGCGATATGGGTGATCGAGCCTTTAAGCGCCGCACTATCAATCAGCGTCTTGCCGCCCTCGAACTGGGCGCGCAGCGAGATCGGCCACGGGCTGCCATCCGGCCCCGTGCCATCGTCAAAACGCCGACGGGTCGACTCAACCATTGCTGCGCCGATATCCTGATACATCGACAGCGGATTTCCCAGCGCCGCCTCGGCCTGGGAAAGCTTGGCAATGGCCGCGTCTGCGCCCGTCAGTTCAATGCGCACGCCAGACATCAGATAAAGCTCCCCATATTGTCACGGGTCATTTCCGGCTTGCGGTCGCAACTTTGCACACCCGAGCCGCCGGAGCTGGCAGGCTCCACACCCGCCGCATTGATCTTGATCTCGCCCTTGGAGATTTTCTCCAGCGCCTTCAGGGCATCGCGATAATCGGCCTCCACGCGCTCGGGCGCGCTGACGGTGTAGAGCTTATAAATGGTCACGGCTTCCGCCAAGGTGACAATCAGCGCCGGTGCCGCGGCCAGCGGCAGGGCGTAGCGCCCGAACAGATAGCCATCAATCAGCGCATCCGCATCGGCCAGTGCCGCATCAATCACGGTCACGTCCACTGCGGCCGATGGCGGCGTGGCGCGGTCAGATAGCTCGATCAGCGTATCTTCGCCAATACGCGCCGTCAGCCCTGTGAGATTTGCATAAGCCATTATTCAAATTCCGGTTTGGGTGGGTGACCTGCCGCAGGAGAGGCCTGCGGCAGATCTGCTTGCGGGCCGGGCTGGCAAGAGAACCGGCCTTTTGGTGGTGAGGTTATTCCCCCAACTGCACCACCAATGACGGGTCTGCATCCAGAGCTTCGAGCTGATCCTCGCTGAGATCAGCCAGATGGATTTCAACCGGCTCCGGGCCGAATACCAACCCCGCGCGATAGCGGGATTTTACCCCGCGTGCGGTTTTGACGGACACCATTTTAGGCGTGGCCTTCGGCTTGGCCGCAGGTTTTTGGTTTTCCTCGGGGGCGGACCCAGCATCCGCTTGCCCGTCACCATTCCCTGCGGCCGCGCCTTCGTCCGCACCCCCAGCGCGGATCTCGTCGGGTTTCACCTCGGCCTTTTCGGCCTCGGCTTCCGCCTCTTTCGCGGCCCGCTTTTTAGCGGCTTCGACCTTTTGCTTTGAGGTCAGTTTACGTGCCATAGGTCAGCCCTCCCTATGCCAGCCACGGCACAACGAGCACGTCTGCGGTGTTATACCATTCGTTGGTATTGCCGCCGCCGGTCAGCTCGTTGCCGACAATGCGCCGCGCCGCGCCTTCAAGGCTTGGAGGCACCACCAGCAAGTCAGGCGTGATGCCCAGCGGCTTGCCGCCATCCCCCGTGAAGCCCATCATCGCGCCGCGCGCGGCTTCGTAGTTTGTGGCATCAAGGGCCAGTTTGGAGCCAAAGGCCGTCTGCCAGAAGCCGAATCCGGCATTGGAAGCGCCTTCGGTGCCGTAGACGTATTCTTTGCGGTTGAACACGTTGGCATCCGTGGGCGCATCCATGGAAACCATTTCCCACGGCTTCAGCGTCTGATAAATCAGCGGCTTGATCGGGCGCTTTGTGGCCAACAAATACCAAGGCGTGGCCGCCCCTGCCGCCATATTGGAAACCGGTTGCGCATCACCATTTTTATCCAGCACCGGATGGTCGGTATCAAAGAAAAACTGGCCATCATAGCAGTTGGATGAAAAACCGGCTTTCAGCAAGCTGAACACCAGCTCGTCAGGGAAAGCCGCCGCATTCTGGCCCATCATCTGGAAGCGGGTGGCATAAGTGCCAAGCCGGTCAAATTCGATATGGTATTTATCAACCGCGATGGTTTCTTCCCAGACCTCGTTTTTGACCTCATAGTCATATTCGGCGAGGTTCTTCACCACGCGGTCCCCGACCCACTTGCGCAAGCCGGTCGAATTGGCCATCCAGCCGTAACGCTCCGAGAGGTCGGTCGAGTTGATTGTGGTTGCGATGCGGCCATATTGGCTCTCGTGCTGACCAAGCCCGGCTTGGAAGGCTGTGTTGAACCCAACCCGAAGCGCGTCGAGATTTTGTGACGTCAATTCCATGTTTCAGCCCTCCTAGAACTGGACCCAGACGCCTTGTGCGTCCACGTCAAAAATTTTGCCCGCGATCGAGCGGGTATTGGTGCCGTTGGTTTTGGCGACCGTCTGGTCATCCACCGCGTAGCAATCCGCGCCGATATCCGCGCGGGCAATCAGGTCCGCCGCCGCAGAGTTGGCAAATTGGAAGATGCCGGTGCGGGTCTCGCAGCTCAGCGCGCCGTTGCCACCGGCGGAATTGTCCACGTTAGATTCCGCGCGCCCCACCACCTTCAAGGTCGTCGAGGTGCTGGCGGGCACCAGATAGCCAGTAGCATTCAGCGCCACCATGGCCCCGGCATAGATCACGGCAGAGGCCGCCACGGGAAAGTTACGGGCCTCACCCGTGCGAAACGGCGTATTACGGCCTTTGGTCAGAGCAGCCATTAGAGCGCCTCCTGCTTGGCGGCTTCAGCCGCGAGGGTTTTTGCATATGCCTTGGGATCGACGCCCAGCATGGCCGCAACCTCACCCTGCGCGGGCGTCAGGCCATTACCATCGGCGGATTGTGGCGCTGTGATGCCGCTCGGGCCGCCACCGGTGATACTTGGCAGAGCGTCCAGCAGCTTTTGCGTGCCTTCAGGATCCTGCATGTGCATGGCGATATATTGATCGCGGATCGGCTTCACGCCGGGCTTGCCTGCCTTGATGGCGGCATCCACGGCCCCCTCGGCATCTTTGCGGCCAAGGCCGGATTGCAGGGCTGCAAATTCGGTCTGCAACGCCGTGAACGCCGCCATCGGCACACTGGCCTTCGGGTCCAGCACCGCATCCAGCGCCGAGCAGATCGCCGTGGTTTCGGGCTTCACGCCCGCCCCCAGCTTCTTGGCGATGTCCGACAGCGCCGACTGCATGGCAGCCTCGTCGCCATCCGGCTCCGTGGCCTGTCCTTTCGCGTCCGACAGCTTTTTGATCGCTGCCGTCACGTCCTCTTCTGTTGCGCCTTCCTCAAGGCCCAACAGCTCAATCAGGGCACTCAGGTCCATGATAGTCTCCATTTCGGTTTGGGAGTGAAGCGCGACCATGCCGCGCAGATTTGGTTTATTGGTCAGGCTGACACGCAAAATGCGCAGCACCTCGTTGGCTTCATCGTGGACGATGACCGGTGACACGCCGCGATATGATTTCTCCGAAAGCAGCGCCTCTCCTTCTTTCGTCCATTCGACCTGCGCCCAGATGCCATCTGCACGGGATTGCAAGCCAACCACCCAGCCCGCCGCACGGGCAGGCAATCCGGCCTTGCCGGCAATGTCGGTGGCGTGGTTTTCATCGACCACGATCTTGCCGCCGCTCTCCTGCATGGAAGCGGCGATAATCTTGCCGGGGTCTTTGGCGATGTAGGGGCCACGGCCATCAACCGTGCGCGCCGCGCCAGCGGGCAGAATATGAATCCACTCGGGCACCACGCCCGAGGTGACCTCGGGAAGCCCCGAAGCCTGAAGTGCGATGCTGCCGCTGAAACATGTTGCTTTACCTTTTGCCATGGGCCTAAACTGGCCCAAGCGGATATCCCGATCTAACCGGACAGCTGTCCTATCGGATATTTCCCCAAATCATCCAAACAAGCCGCTAGCCTGCAATTTACCCCGCGCCGCCGCGCCCCAAAGGCCACTAAGAGCCGAATAAGAGCGCTAAGAACGGCTATGCGCGCAAAATTCGGGGGAGTGTGGCTGGTGGCGCAAGCCGCCGCCTCCACGGGGCAAAAAGAGCGGGGCTTGAATTTTGGGTCATTCGACTTATATTTGGGCTGCTCGGAGGCGCTTGGGCCGGTTCCCTACAAGTGCACCGGTGCGACGGGGCAGAGCCGGTTGCCTTAGTTCCCATCCCTACTATATATCCTCAGACCAATCCGCGCATTCTTCAGAGCGCTCTTTTTGCCGTGGTAAAATGTGACGCCTAGCCATTCCCCATGCACCTCGTCGGCCACCATAATCAAAGTGCGGCTTTTGTCGAGCTTGATGAATTTGACAAACCTGCGCCGCAAAAAAACTTGGCGGGTCACATTTGATCGCGCGAACCCCACCCAGATTTCGGCGGGGTTTTCTATCAAGTCCGGGATCAACCCGAAAAACCGCTCGCGCGTCATTTTTGCGGGGTCATTATTTTGCCAAAAGTGATCGACCAAAGCCTGCGTCACGCGTATTCGGCTTCCTGTCGGGTCTATAAAAACAGCCTCTTCACCACCGATGACCTCCCGCAAAATATCGTGGGCCTGTTCTTGGGTTTTGGCTATAGGCATCATGCGATAGCCTGCCTGCTCCAAATTAAGATCGCCGTATTCTTTGGCGGTAAGAGCACCGGGAATATCTAACGGGTCCATATACCCCCAGCGGGCCAAGGCATCGGCATTCGGGCCTCGGCCAAAACCCGCCAAGCCCGGATTATATGCGAATCCGGAATGAATACCTTGAGGAACGCGAATGGTGGCAATCTGATCACCCCTCTTTACCTCCCGATCTTCCCAGATAATCTTCGGGTCATCAGAGACCTTCAACCCTTGCCGTTTGAGATCGCGCTCCGACAGGCTGCGCGGCTGGCAGCGGCATAACCAGCCGTTCGGCGGGTAATGTGTCTGCCAGAAGGGATGATCGACAGGCAGCACGATATCATTCCACGCTCTATGCTGTGGCCGCGTCCGGCCATCCATCACGGCATCATATCGGATATATGGCCGGCTCTTTTTGGTGCGCTGGATAGACGCCCACTGGCCCGCTGACCGCGCCATATCCATATTGGTCCGATAAATGATCTTGGAACGCCAGTTGCGGCTGCCGTTGTAATCCCAGCCATGCTTGGCCACGATCTGGTCAAAGTCTTTGCGAAACGTGGCCAGCGTGGAGCCGTTCTCGATTGCCGAGGTCACCGCCGCATGGAAATCCTCGATCAGCGCCGCCTTTTGCGCCCCCGCCACCATGAAGGCCGCGCCGTGCATATCCTGCCAAATGTCATTCCAGCGAGCGGTCGGCACATTCAGCTTGTTCTTCAGAAAGGCAATTGCATCCAGCGGCTGGACGCCAAACGGTTTTGGATCAGGCAAGGTCACGCTCCCCGGTGAGTTCTGCCCATACCATAGCCAATCGAAGTGCTTCTGCCAAATCGGCCTCGCTCATGCTTTGGTCCAGCTCCAGCAGCCGGTCGCGGAACTCTTCCAGCGTTTTGACCTCGCCCAGCAATTTGCGCACCGTGTCAATCATCGCCGTGGCCGGAGCCTCGGCAATATCGGCGGCATCTTTCGCCAACTGCTCCGCCACCGTTTTCGCGCCACTTTGGGCGGCCTGAAGCGAAACCTGCGGGGCAGGCATTGGCAGTTCAGGTGCAGGCGCGCTCACCCCGAGCAGCTCTTCCCCGGCTTCCGTCTCCGGCAGGCCCAACAGGCCCTGCATGGTTGCGGTCGAGACCTTCAGCCCCAGCGGCACCAGCTTTTCCACCGATTCCACGATCAGCTGCACATCCTTCTGCTCGGGCCGCGCAATGACAATGCGCGGGTAGAGTTTTTGTGGCCCGAATTCGAGGTCGATCCACGGCCGAACAAGATCGCGATTGAGCGTGCCGGATATCACCTTGGCATCGGCGCGCTCTATATCCTCCTGCACTTGCCGGTGTTCCTGGCTTACCGCGTGCCCGCCCGAAATAGCATCGGTAGTCGTGGTCTGGCCCAAGACCAACTTGGACATTTGCTGGTCCAACCAATTAGATCGATCTGTGTAAAGGCTCAAACTACTACCGAGTTTCACAGCCTCGATAAACTCGATGTCCATGCTTGCCGGCATGATGGCCGCGCAATCGCCCGCGATGTTCTGCACCGCTCTAAACAGGGTCTCCTTATCCTCTTCGGTCGCGCCGTTCTGGTATTTGCCAACGCGGATCGGCTGGCCAAAGTTCTGGGTGAATATCGCCCAATCCCGCTGGGTGAACATCTTGAACATCCAGCCCCACGCCCCAATCCGCGATGTCCCACCGCGAATGGGCAGGCCGGATTTGGCCGAAATCACCGTGTTTATATATTTGAAGGGCTGGAGCGGCTCATAGCCGTTTTCGGTGCGCAACAACGGTGTGCGCAGATCCACCCGATCAAAGGTAAACCAGCGCTGGTCGCGGTGTTCCAAGCGCTGCGGCTGCCATTGGCCGGTCGAGGTATCCCAAATAATCTCGGTGATAGAAAAGCCTTTGCCAACCGCATCCATCATATGGAAAATCTCGTCGGAAAGCTCGTCGCGCTTCAGCCAGTCGCGCACCATATCGGCATGGGCCGCGTGGTGCGGCTCGTCACTGGCCGCATCCACCGTGATATCAATCTGGCTGACAGAGCGCTTGCGGGTGCCCAGCACGGCGGCATAATGCGGATCGCGCTCCTCCATCACCTCGGCCAGCTCCAAAAACTGCAACGGCTGGCCGCTTTCAGCCTCGCGCAGGATGGAGGCCATGCGGGTCGGGTCAATGTTAGCGGCGGGGTGGCCGGTGGTGGGCGAGCGCACGCCCACTGTCTGGGCTGCGGCGTGCTCTTTCTTCAGAGCGGCGCGCTTTACGGGGCGACCGTAACGGTCGAGCAAGGTTGGTTTTCTCATGTTCAAAGTCCTCCGCGAATGCGGGCCCCATTCAGAGCTTTGCTAAATATGTCATTGGCCCCGCCCCGCCGAAACGAATGCCGTTTCTGTTCGGCCCGCCTGTCACCAGAGGCCGCGCGGTAGCCGTATTCATGCCACTCACCCTTGATGGCGGCGCGGGCCAAGGCCAGAGACACCGCAAAATCACCGTGGCGCTGGCCACCATCGGCCCCTTTGGATTTGCCTTCCGGCACCATCGGGATGCCCCGCACCACCGCCACCACGCGCATATCGTTTTTGAGGTCCGCGTCCTTTGGATAGCTGATATTCTGGTCCTCGTGGTCGGCCTTCAGGGGCGGCATATTCTCCAGATACCACTTTTGGGTCATCATCACAGCCTCGACCCGCGCGCCGTAGCGCTGCTGTGCAAATTCCGCCAAAGCATGACCATTGCCGCGCGCGTCGTGCTTGCCGGCAACAAAATTCGGCAAATGGTCTGCCGTATAAAATGCCAGCTGCTCCTGCTGGCGAAACGGCACGTTGCGCATTTCGATAACAAAAGGCACACGCATGCGTAAATCAGGCAGTTCTTCAATCGGCACCATAACCGAAAGGTCACCAGAACGGCCGAAATCCAGCCCATAACCGTGTTTGTTGTTCTTGCTCAATGTTTCTATCACCGGCTCGAGGTGTTCTTCGATCCAGTCATTCACAAAGGATTTTCGCACCGCCTCCGGCTCCATCTCGAAGCCCTTGGGACACTCAATCCGCAACACCGGCAGGCTTTCATCCATCGCCGCCTCGATCTGGGCCGATGTCAACCACGCGCCTGTGCCTTTTGAGGGGATACAGTCCAGCTCCTCTTCGGCATTCGAGCCGTAAAACCCACGGATTTCCTCCGCCCATTTAGCTTCAGCCTCCGCGCTCCACTCGATCCCCTTTACCAGGCAAATTCGGCGATATAGTCCCTGTTCAATCGCATCCTCAAAAGTGACCCGCACAATCAAGCCGGGGCGTCGCCCTTCGCGCACCTCCTGAATTAGCTCGTTAAAGGGGTTGTCGTCGCCATTATGTGTGGAGATCACCAGCACACGGCCTGCCCAGATCAAGAGCGCCAGCGCGGCCTTCAGCAGCGCGGGGGCATCATCGTGGAAGGCAAACTCGTCCAAGATCACAAAGCCCTGCCGCCCGCGCAGGGAGCGCGCATTGCTGGACAGCGCCTGTATCTGGAAGCCCGAGGCAAAGGTAATACGGAACGCCTTGATCGACAACCGCTCGCCCTTTTCGCCTTCATCTTCGAATATCATCTCCTCCACATCCGAGCAGGCCTCGGCAAAGGCTTTGGCCCATTCAGCACAGGTATCAATAAACTCCCGCGCCATATCAAGATTATAGCCCAGATAGAAGGTATCCTGCCCGCCCTCAGAGCGCTGTAAGGCGCTGGTGAGAACCGCATCAGCCCCCGCCGCCCATGTCATACCGACTCGGCGGCTTTTATCAGTGACCACCAAACTGGAGCGCGCGGTCGCTTCCAGCAGGTCTTTTTGATAGGGGAGCAAAATATCGACGCCAGACAGATCAGGCGGCAAATTCCCGATCACCTCACCGAGCGGCTGCTTATCAATAGGGCCGGTCATTTTGCTTTCACTCCCAGCACTTCAGCCTTGATGGCATTGGCGGTTTTGGCAGTCCAGCCCTTGGCCTTGGCCACTTTCTCGATCGCGGCTTCCGCGCCAGCATCAAACTCCGCCTGCACCTTGCGGCGGCGCTCCGAGCTGACCGACTGGGCGGCGGTGGCCGCGCGCAGTGCATTGGCCAGCTCCATCGCGCCTTTGGGGCTGATCCCCGCCTCGCCGCCCGTTTCCAGCAGTTCAAACACCAGAGACTTGATTGCTTCCGCCGCCATCAAGGTCAGATCATCCGACGTTTCGGCGTCAAAGCGCTCTGAAATGGTTTTGGCAATGGAGCGGGTGTCTTCCAAGCGGCGCATCATGGCCGCTTGGCGCATCGAATACCGGTTAAACGCCGAGCTGGAGGGGGTGGTAAATTCCAGATTGTGCACGCGCTGGATGTCGTCAAGCTTACCAACGAATTCCATATATATTTCTAGCTGGGTGCGCTCACGCTTTGCGAGCTCCTGATTGGCCCACGCAATCAGCTCCGAGCATTCCTCGGGCAGCTGATCAATCGACGACAGTCGCCCCCGCCCTTTTAGCCGTCGCGCCGCCGCCATCACAGCACCGGCGGGCGCAACACGCCCTTGATGATGGCGCGGCCCTGCACATGCTCCTGCCCCGCCTCTGTGATGGTCGCAATCATCAACTCACCTGCCACCTTGATCTTGACCGCCCTCAGTTCCTCAAGCTCCAGCAGGCACTGGCGCACAAAGGCGCGCGCCACGGGCACACCGCCGGTGGCATCCAGCCATGCCTGCAACAGCTGCTCGTTGGAGCTGTAGGAAGCCTCCTCATGCAGCGCCAGCAAGATGTTGAGCTTGGCGCGCTCGGCAGCCACAATGTCGTTTATCTCGTTCATCACTTGGTCTTTCTGAATTCACGGATATCGGTTTCCATCCGTGTTATCGTGCGGTTTGTGCTATCAACGGTCGTGCTGACCTGTGTCAGCGCCACCTTCAGCTCGGAAATCTGCTCTTTGGTTGGCAGGTGCTTGAAATTGTCCTCAAGGTGCTGGATCCGCCGATCATCGGCGATCAGCTTCTTTTCAATGACCTTCAGGCGCCCGGAAATATCCTCGCCCATTTTGGCAATGGTCTCGGTGTTTTCCTTGCTGCGCCGCGTTAGCCACGAATAGATAATGCCGCCGATGGAAAACACCACAGCCATGGCCCCGCCCCATTCCTTAATTGTGTCCGGTATCATTGCACCACCCACCCGCATGTGCGCTCGCCCACGCGGTTGTTGGCGTCAATCTTCTCCAGCGCATCGCGCTCGCCAAGGCTGAGCAACTGCGGCACTGCCTCGGCACTGTTGAACTGGATCGGGCCTTGTGCCACATCGCAGAATTCAGCCAGCGCAGGCGCGCAGCTACTGATCGCGAGTAAGGCGGTCAGCCAGATCGTCGTCCGTTTGAGATTTCGCATCATTATAGTCCTGTTTTGCAAATTGTGTTTCTTTGAGCCGCTGATCGTTTTGCTTGGCCATCAGCTCCGCTTTACCCCGCCGAGCGCCCATGGCTTCCAGCACCTTCAGTAGCGCCGTGGCCAAAATGGCAAAGCCGGTCCAGCGGGCAAGCTTGGAACCCTTGAGCCAAAGCAGCCAGCTCATGGCGCTTTTTCCGGCGCAAACCAGCTCCAGCCCAGCCCCATCAGCGCCATAACGACGCCGATCCACAGCTCGACCTTGTCCGCCGAGGCATAGCCATTCTGGGCCACAACCGCGCCAATGGCCGACAAAATGTGGCGCACTTGGCCCTGCACTTTGGGCGTCAGGAAGCGTTTAAGGTGTTCCATCAAACCTCTCCATCTGTGATTTTTGCGCGGATGCCAAACAAGCGGCCACGGTTGCGATAGACCCAGCCCAGCAACAGGCCCGCCACGATCACACTTGCTGAAATGGCCAGCGCCGTGGTGCTGTTGATCGAATCTAGTGGCAAAGTGCCACCACCCGTTGCAAGCCCCGCAGCCCCGCTGGCTCGGGTGGCCCGCTTGGCCGCCAAGGTCCGCTGCAAGGTTGCGCGCGTGGCGGGGCCGACGATGCCATCCGCCACAAGATTGTGTTTCACCTGAAATGCCTCCACAGCGCTCACAACATCTGAAGCGCCAAATTGGCGGAGGCTCTTTGGCGCGTCGGGTAGCCTACGAAGGTGACCTAGTTCAATAAGCTGTAGCGCTAGATCGGGGTCGTACTTGGAGGTGCTAGCATCATTGCCTCCACCCGGCCACTTGTTCAAAAAGATGATATCCGCCTCGCGCTCCCGCCGTGCCGCCAGCCCGCGCAGCCGCTTGCCGCCCGCTTTGTTCCACAGCAAAAACCGCCCCCGCGCCTGCTTGTCATCACCTACCGACCAGAACTTCACCCAGCTGGCTTTGTGGATTGCGCCCGTGTTAAAATCAAACGAAGTTGCGCCTTCAATCTCGAAATCCATCGCGCGGGGCATGGCGGTTTCGCAGCGCGCCATGAACTTGCGCAAATCCACCATCAGGATGTCAAACGCCTGCTCGCGCGTGATGGTCATGCCCACCACGACCTCTGGCGCACCCGCCGCCGAGGTGTGCCCGACCCCGATCGTTAAAATCCCCACGGGGTCCCGATACGCGCGCGTCACCACGCCTTCCTCCGCCGCCACAAATTTAGTCAGTCGTTGAGATACTTGCATAAAAAAAAGCCCCGTGCCATTGTCTGGCTCGAAGCTACTCTTTCTTACATTCAGGAATACAACCGGACAGCTGTCCTAATTGGCGGTTGAGTCGCGTAATTTCTGACGGCGGTCATGCATCGCCAGCGCCTGATAATGGAACGTCTTCAGAAAAGACCTTGGGAGCTCGCCCAGCTTCTGGATCATCATCCCCAGCCACAGTGCACGGCCAGAGCGGCCATTGCCATCCATAAACGGGTGCAGGGTTTCATAGCGGCAGTAAATTTCGAAAGGGTGCGAGGTGCGAATGTCGCTCAATATCTCGTTGAGCTGGATCATCACCTGCGGCCCGCCAGAGATTGGACGGTGAGCGCCCACCCGCACATTCATATTTGTACCCATACGCAGTTTGGCCCCGGGCTGAATAACATCAACGAAAGCTTTCAGCTTGTCAGCGGAAATGTCATCGCCGCTGATCAAGTCAAGATGGGCTTGCACTTCTGGAAGTGTGGGGTCGCGCTGAATGCCCTCAATCAGATTGCTTTCTTTTACGAAATCATAAAGGTAATTTCCGCCCGTTATCACCACGGGTCCATCTGGATAGAAAGCGGCGCGCGCATTATCCAATGCCGCTGTCCGTAAACCTTCAATAATTCTCCCAATATCAGTCATAACTTTATCCTTTCATCCAACCTTTCGGCGCGATGGCCGAGGGTAAAGCTCGTTTCGAGCGATGTTGTATTGTTCCCGCAAGCGGGGCGGCACCGGCAGCTTGCGGCGGCGGTGATACTCGAAATCCGCCATGCAGCGCCGCAACCGGCAGCGCGGGCTTTTATCGTCACACTCAGTCAGCTTGCATTCAAAACAGGGGTGGATATCGCTCAAAACAAATCTCCCTGATTTGGGTCAACCTCTTGGCGTTGCCGCCGCCGTTCGCGCCGCACGGTGCGGCCATGCACGCCCACACGCCGCGCAATATCCTGCTCCGAGCCACCTTCAGCCACGGCCTTGGCAAGGCGGCGGCGATATTGGCCAAACACACCGGTTGGCCCCATCGGCAGCTCGATCTCCACCCCGCCGGTCTCCTCCTTGGAGAAATAGCGCACCAGCGCCAGCGCGGCCTCGTAGCCCATCACCTTTACCAGATCATGGTCATCGGTCAGCTTGCCGGGCACATAAACACGCCGGCCACCATGCGCAGAAACCAGCCGCAGGGCTGGTCCATCATCTACGATCTCGCAAAGCGTGGTCAGGCTCACATATTCAGCCATCTGACAGCACCTCGAACTTGCCGGTTTCATTCCCCCACGCGGCCCAGCCCTTGACCTTTTGGCGGGCAAACAGCTCCACCCGTGGGCCTCTATAAAGCCTCTCGAGCGCCTCTCTGGCCTCGTCTGGCTTGCGCGAATGCTCGCGGCGCGGGGCCAGTATCAACTGGCGCGTGGAGGCATTCAGCCGCTTGGGCGCGCCGCGCGTGGCAAACAGACACATTTCCGGATTGGCGCGGGTGTGGTGGCCGGTGCCAATCGGGAAATATCTCGACAGCTTGTCGGTGTCGAGCTGCTCGGGCAGGTGCTTGGCGGTTTTTGCCCATGTGAAACCCACAGTTTTATATTGAAATCCCCAGCTGTCGAGAACCCCGAAAGCCTGCTCCAAGAACGGGTCAGTCACCCACATCGCCAACATACAATCCGGCGCGGCCAAGTCGGCCACGCGCAGCGCGCTGATCTCCTCAAGGCTCATGGTGTCATACGCACAGCCCCGCCCGTTGCCCTTTTGAGAATAGGTCTCGAATGACCACGGCGGATCGGCATAGATCACGCCGTAACGCAGCATTTTCAGTCCTTGCCAAAACCAGCTCATATTGCCCTCACCAGCTTGCCCAGATCGGCCTGAATTTGCCACAGCTTGGGCTTGTCATCCTCCTCCATCGCGCGGTAGCCCGCCGCCCGCAGGTGGCCATAAAGCGTGTTGGCCGGAGCCGTGCCCGCCCGCTGCAAAATATCCCACTGGCAAAAGATCACTTGGACTCTGGGGTTGAAGCGCTGCCAGCCATGCGGCCAGTTGGCAGCGGTCTGGGTGTAAAGATGCGGGCAGCCGGTCTGGCGGCGCATCCACAGCTTCAGGGCGTCAATCGCCTTGTTGGCGTCCTCGGGGTGGCGCAGCCAGTTCAGGTGCTCGATCTGGGTCTGGCGATAGGTCCACGCGATCATCGCTTTGTCGGTGCGGGTGCGCACCACGCCAAGGTTATACCCCGCCATCCACAGCGCCCGCATTTTGGGCGCATAAGGTCCGGTCAAATCCCCCTTGCGCTTGCTGCGCGTGGGCTTAAATCCCAGCCGGATGAACTCGTCATTCACAGCGGCAATTTGCGGGCGGCTCATGGCCCGCAAACTGCGCTCGCCGGTCACGCGCTCATACAGCGCGCGCTGGTCATCCTCATCAAGGCCAAGCTGCTTGGCCGCGACATGGATTTTGGCATAAGGGTGGGCCATCAGGCCACATCCTTTTTCTGTGCCTTCAGGCCAAATTCGGCCTCCATTCTTGATTGCGCATTCGCCCAATCCGGAAGGCGAATGGTAATATCACCATCAAACGTATCCACCAGTTTGCAGGATGCTGTCTTATGTGCTTCTTTGCCCAGAGTGTCCCAAGCGCGGCATTTTACGCGCGCGCTCGCTTTCATGGATTTTGTTGCGATCAAATCAGATTCGCCATCGTCAGCCAGTTTCAGTTTCATTAGCCCGGAATCGGCGGCCCGCCCGATCTCAATCACGATAGGTTTATTTGCGATATTCTTTCCGAAATTATCCGTCTGGAAGAGGCCTGTCATTGTCAAAACGAACGACACCACGCCGTCCTTTCTCACGACAGTTCGGCAGCTGATACCTGTGCCATATTTCGCCTGCGGAACAGGTCTTGCTAATGTAAACGTCATAATCTCTCTCCTGTTTGGCTGCTCATCAGACACCAGCCGCCACGCTGGCATGACCGCCCCGAAAGGCGGTTTCGCTTATGTTTCCAGCAGGGCGTCCCGCAGCTTCTTGGCGGGCTTGAACTTCGCCACGATCTTGGCTGGCGTCACAAAGGTTTCACCGGTTGACGGATTGCGGGAATTGCGCGCCTTGCGCTGGAAAGGCTCAAACAGGCCAAATCCTTCGATATAAACCTCCTTGCCCTCGGCCAGAGCCGCCCGCATCGCGGCGAACACCTCCATCATGGCGATCTCGGTTTGCACAGTGTCAAGCTGCATGCGCTCCTGCGCGATGGCGGCAATATCGGCTTTGTTCAGACGTTTCTTTTGCATGGTCCTAGTCCTTTTCAGAGGTCAGTGTGTGGGAGGCCGTCTTGGCCAGATCAATGGTAATGGGCTGCCAGCCGTCAGTGGGCTTGGCGCGCTCGTAAAAGCGCAAATATTCCTTGGAGCCAGTCACCCGCATCGCATCGCGAATGGCCTCCATGGCCTTGCTCCAGCGTGGTTCATCACCGATATCCAAGCGCAATAGCCGGAAGATTTCCGTGCGGTTGATTTTGCCTTCTTTGTCTGTGCTGAAAGCATTGGTGATAACCGCGCGGATTTCTGGGCGGGCATCAGCGGCCCATTCGATCAGGCACTCGTCAACCAGTGATTTTGCCACCTGCAACTGCGGGCCAAAGTCGATGAAATCGGCAACCTGCACGGTCACCTTCAGGCAGCCGTCGAAGCTGGTATAGGTCCGGTTGCCCTTCGGACCTCCCTTTTTTGCGCCATATTCATCGGCCAGTATGGCATCAAACACGCCGAGGTCCGTCATTGTATGCCCGCGAAACCGCGCGATCTCTGCCGAAAGCTCGCGCGCAAAATGGATGATGGCGCGCACCACGTCGTCTTCCATCGTATGCTCGGGCTTGATCATCTCGATCGGCACCAGTGCGCCCTTGGC